CTGCGCTGGGCGAGCACGGCCTATTCTGGAGAGCAGTTGCGAGCTCTTCAGCAAGGTCTGGCTGGTCCCAGCTCAGAGCTGACCCTTCGCGGCCTGACTGCGGCCTACGACGCGGCCCACCCTGTGGTGGCCGAGCCGAAGACCAAGGTCCCCGGAGCTGTTACCCCGTCGGGCGCGCGTCCCGGCCAGCTCCCCGGATATAAGTCCATGGCGGAATACCGTATGGACATGTCCAACCCTCGATTCAAGCGTGACGATGCGTTCCGTCGTGCGGTTGAGTCGCGGGCGTCTGTTACTGACTGGCGTACGATCAAGTGATTCGGTGATCTCCTCCATTGTGAGCTAGCTCTCCCACATCCCTTGGTCCTTGTGGCAGGGATTCACCCTCAGCGTGAGCAATCGACCGCCACCCGCACACCAAGATGTATACTGACATTAGTGAGTTTTGTGTTTCTTTGTAACTTTCCTAACTTTCGTTTCTTTGGAGAATAGTAATGTCTATTTCCGCTGCTAACTCTCTCGCCGGTACCGATCTTTCTTATCGTGCCGACGTCGATGCCGGTACTTCGCGCTCGACTGGCAACGACGCTGGTAAGCTCTGGCTCCCCATCTGGTCCGGTGAAGTCCTTCACGCCTACGATGAGTACCGTATGTTCGAGCCGATGGTCACCAGCCGCATGATCGACAGCGGTCGCACCATCGAGTTCCCGATGACCGGCACCGTTTCCCTCAAGGAAGCTTGGGCGGCTGGTGAGTACCTCGTCGGTGGCGACGACTCGGTGACCAAGACCTTCGCGGTTTCGCTTGACGCGCGTCCGATGGCTGCTCACTTCGAGCTCGATAACGTCGACCTCATGATCACCCAGTGGGAGTACCGTCAGGAGCTCGCGCGTCAGGCTGGTCAGACCCTCGCGAACGCTCGCGACAAGCAGATTGCTGCGTTTATCGCCCACGCCGCGTCGGCTGACCAGATCACTGGCGATCCGCGTAACGTGTCGTTCCCGGTGCCGTTCCAGGCTGCCGAATTTGACGGTACCTTCGACGCCGATTCGGCGCTCAAGCTTCTTGAGGCGATCGAGGACTTCTGCGTCGACCTGCAGGAGAACGACATCCCCGCTGGTGCGTGCTACTGCGCCGTCAGCCCGCGTCTCTTCCAGCAGGTCCGTCGTCTCGGCGTTGCTGAGGTCGGTGGCACCTCCCACACCAACATGCAGCCGATGTTCGGCGGCGTTGCTGCGGCGGGCGGCCTCGGCGAAGGCTTCCGAACTGGGCTCAACAGCCTCAGCGACACTCTCGTCTACATGGGCGTCACGATCGTGAAGACGAACCACATGCCCGGCGATTGGACCAGCGGCGGCTCCCCGATTGGTGAGTCCCGCTACAACATCAACGGCACCGCCGCTGGTATCAAGGCGCTCCTGTGGTGCCCCGACGCCGTGGCTGCGGTCCGCAAGACCGGCCTCGTCGTTGACACTGAGGACGACATCCGTCGCAACACCACCTTCACCGTCGCCTCGATGCTCTCGGGCACCGGCGTCCTGAAGCCCGAGCTTGCGAAGATCGTCGTTGACGACACTCTCAACGGGACTGGCACTGGCGGTGCTCTGACCCGCGAGGACGTGCGCGGCGTCCTCGGTGGCAACAACGGCTACGCCGCGACCTGATGATTACCCTTCGTTAGTCCTCTCTCCCCTTAGTGGGGTACCATTTGGTAAGGATAAAGACGAAGGGTGGTGATCCAACTATCTTGCGTCGTCTGGGGGAAACCCCGGGCGGCGTGTTTGCCTACTCCTTCCCCAGTGATGTGAGTCAGGACCCTCTTCAATTGGGGTCCCCGGTCTTCGGGCCGGGGTCCTTCTTTCCTCTAACATAAAGGAGGTGCCCAATGGGTGCTATGTCTCGACTTGACGCCGTCAACCAGATTCTTCTGGCGGCTGGTGAGGCCATTGTGGCCGACCTCGCAAACCAATCAGGCGTGGATACGTCCATGGCCGAATACATCCTTGATCAGTATACCGACGATCTTCAGCTTCGTGGGCTGGCGAACAACCAGTACCCCAAGACGCTGCAAGTAGATTCCGTTACCAAGCGGGTCTACCTCCCCCAGACCCTGATCTCCCTTGACTTCTACACCGTGCTCTTCACCGAGGACGGCCATCAGATCCGTGTCTCCGTCCAGAACGACGGTGTCCCGTACCTGTGGAACGTCACGGAGCAGACGGACATCTGGACCGCGTACGAAGACAACGAACTGAAGGCTCTCCTCACCGTCCGAGTGGACTGGGAAGACATGGACACGCCTATGCAGCGTGCCGTGGTCGCCTCCGCTGCCCGTCGCTACCAGATGCTGGTGCAGGGTGATGGTGAGATGGACGCATACCTTGCCGCTGATGAGTCGATCTACGGCTACATTGGCAAGTCACGTGACATCGAGAGCAAGGGCCGAACGATCTTCGGTAACCAGTCCCCGGTTCAGCGCCGTTCCGTGTTCAGACAGAACTCGACGGTCGTGAATCCCAACTTCCGCTACTGGCGGGGAAGGACTAGCTAATGAATAACCCTCGACGGGGCAAGATGCTCACTACTACGATCCCGATCAACACGCTCTCTGGCGGCGTTGGCCGTCAGGCCCCGCCGAAGAGACTCCCCAAGGAAGCCGAAATCCTCGAGAACGTCCTCTGTACCGTCGAACGCTCCGTTGAGAAGCGTCCCGGCGTGGAGCAGATCCCGTTTCAGGGCGATCCTTCCAACGAGAACTACAACGGCTATGAGCTGCCGATTGCAGTGAGCGATAATATCCAGTTCTTCTGGCACTCGCTCAGCGACGACGTTCGCTTCCTGATTGGAATCGACCGAGAGGCCACCTCATCCGGCGATCTCCTCTATTACGTCTTCTATTTCAACCCAAACACTCAGGCTTTCGAGGATCATACGCCCGCCACGCAGACCGACTCGGAGATTGACCCCGATGTCCGTGCTTATCTGACCTATGGCGGCTCAAATGGCCTCAAGCTTGTGGCTCAGGCGCAGAGTCTTCTCTTCCTGAACACCGAAGTCTTCGCTGGCTACACTAGCAAGCCGAAGGCGGTGACCATGGCTGACTATATCTACGACGCTTACACCGGCATTCCTGCGCAGCCTGCTGCCGACACCACCCTCTGGCTCGAAGTTGGCCTTGACGGCCAGTTCATCGGCTCGGGTACCGTAGGTGATCCGTGGGCTGAGGACGGGATTGGGCTTGAGGTTGACTACCTGACCGCCTCCGCGGTGGACCCGCAGGGCATCGCGCCCTACTGGAGCCCGTTCGAGACCTATGCGTCAGGTACTACCGTGCTCTACCTTAGCGGATCGCAGACCTCTGCAACCCGTGGTACCTCCCTGATCTACTCGGTGAAGCCTTTGAATACTCCGGATGCCAGCGTCGACGACGTTGCCAACTGGAGGAACGTCACTGACCGTAGCGCCGCGCGTATTAGCGTGAAGGACTGGAAGTATCCGGACCCCTCGAAGCCTTATCTGGGCCAGTCTGTTCCGACCTTTCAGGACCTGCGCTTCCCGCCGCCTGATGTGGACGTCGAATCAGGCAACAACAATGCTGCGGAGATGCTCGCGGCTCTCTACGGCCTCGAGAATCCCAGCGCCCCACCGCACGAGAACAGCGCAGAGGGCAAGGTGTACTACGTTCAGGGCGGCTTCCAAGGTCAAGCCCCGGGCTACTACCTCATGAAGTCCCAGACGGCGCCTCACACGATGAAGGTTCGTACCCCCAATGGGTACTCTGTCATCGACGCGAAGCGCATGCCCATGCAGCTCCAGTTCGTCGGCTTCGATGCTGACACTGGTATCACGCAGTGGGAGTGGGCGAAGGTTGATTGGGCTCACCGCACCTCTGGTGACCTCGGTAACAACCCCGGTCCTTCGCCCTTTAAGAACGGGAAGCAGTCTCAGATCACCACCCTCGCCTATTTCCGCAACCGACTGTGGATGTCTGCTGGTGATGTGATCTTCTCGTCGCGAGCCAATGACTTCTCTGACCTGTGGATCGAGGATCCAGGCGTCATTACCGACACCGACCCCATCGACATTGCAGCGTCATCCAACAAGTACACCCCGATTACAGCCATGGTGCCGTTCACGGAGTACATGTTTGTCAACACCTCGGCTGACACCCAGTACGAACTGATGGGTTCTGAGAACCAGATCACCCCATTCACAGCTGAGCTGCAGCCGATGACGTTCTACTCGACTGCTCCGTTGGTGGAGCCGCTGACCCTCGGTAACCACATCTTCTTCTATGACAAGGAGAGGCTGTACATGTACCTTGGTCGAGGCGGTACGCTGTCGACGGCACAGGAACTTTCGGCTCACTGCCCTAAGTTCCTTCCGGTGAACTACGGCCCGACCGTCGTCGCAGGTTCGCAGGACTCCCTGCTGGCCGTGGACGCCGACGAACCATCTGTGATCTATCTCTACACTACCCGATATCGTGGTAATGAAATTGCACAGAACGCCTTCTATACGTTCCGCATCGACGGGGCAGAGATTCTGACCATGCGCGTCTGGGATAACTACCTCGTGATGGTGAACAAGCGTGGTACCAAGCTCTTTACTGAGCGGGTGTCCCTACGCTACGAGGACAATGATTACCCACATATCGACCGCAGGCTCAACCTGACTGTGTCGACTGGCGATGGTCTAGACAATGTTGATCCTAAGTTTGGTACTGGCGTGAACGCTGTGTTCAATTCCGCGACCAACACGACTACCTTCCGTATTCCGTACGCCGACTCGGACATCGACACGGTCATCCTTGGTGATGGCTTTGACGAGAACCTCGGCGTATCGCTAATGGTCGACACGATTGACTCAACGTCCGGCCTGTATACGGACATCACGTTCCGTGGGGATCTGACGACTGGTAACAACATCTGGGTGGGCAAGTCCTTCCTGATGGTGATCCAGCTGTCGCCTCAGTTCCTCAGGGATCAGAACAACAACATCCGAGAGGGTGTCTTGAATATGGCGAGCATGACGACCCGACACTTCAACACCGGCAACTACGACGTTCTGGTGCAAAGAGCTGGCCGCCCAACGGAAGACATTCTTGCCGAGTACGATACTCGGTTTGATCTCGACTCCCAGCTCTCCCCGTTCATTACCAACTTCTCGGCGAAGCGAATGGACATGTTTACTGGCTCCGAGCTCCCTGCCTCGAACATCGAGTATCAGGGGGACATGCACTCCCGCATCATGGGCTTCTCCGATCGTACGGAGATCTTCATCCTGTCGGACTACTGGACCCCGGTGAACATTACGAACATTGAAATCAAGGGTAAGTTCAAGCAGACTTACTCCTCCATCTGAGTTCTCCTCTCTCCTCGGCTCTCGTCTGCCGTCAGGCAGGCGGGGGCTTTACTAACTAAGGAGATGGCTAATGCCTCAATTCTTTACGACTTTCATTGGATCTCTCCGCGTTGTGTACGACGCGCAAGAG